GTTCTTCTTTCCATTGCTTATGTGGGAGTAGATCGATGATAGCTTTGGCGATAGCATCTGTATCAAGAAGTGGAGACATATGCTTAAAGCGAGGATCCCAACTAGCGTAAGAATCACAACCGGTATTAACCAAAGGAAGATCTCTGTATTGGTTATAGAATGTAATATTTGCAGCCACATCGTCTCGTTCACGACTTATCTCTCCTCGTGGCATACCGAAACCACCACAGGTAAAATTACATCCAAATGTTCGAAGAAAGACACTAGGTACACCCATGTATCTACCTTCACCTTGTATCGAATAAAAAAGTTCACTCACCTTAATCTTTTGCATACATCCCCCAATAAAAAGCACATGATATAAGAATATTTAGCAGAAATCAATCATCAAATTCAAGTTTTAGTGCTGTTTCCTCAGCCATCTTTGTACTTTTCTTTTGAGGTGTCGCTGCTCTGCGATCCGGATCAATCGTATCCAATTGCTTTTTGACGTAATCTAAAAACTGATTACTAAAGTCACTTGAGTCAGTCTCTTGGGTAATGATCTCATCAATATCAATGTTTTCAAGAAGTTTATACTTTGTGGCTTGTTGTTTCTTTTCTTTTTGGATTCGTCGAATGAACGCATAATAAACGATTTGAGTATAATATGCAAAAGGATTCTTTGACTTTTCGGGATCAAATTTTTCAGCAGCAACAAGGCAATTTTCAATTGCATCAGATACCATATCGTCGCGGAATGAATAATTTATAAAGTTACCTTTGTAAGCTAAATGGTTAGATATCTTAATAAAACATTCGCCGATGTACTTAGGCAAAATAGGTTTGTCAACCCCTTGTGCAACAGCCTCATTACAAGCGGCTTTATACTGTGTCAATGCCTCAAGGAATTTATCATTGTCAACATAATGTGTTGCTTTTCTCATATTAGTGATACCATTTCTTTCTATTTTCTTGTGATTTGGATACTTCTTCAAGCATTTCTTCTATTTCTTCATCTTCATCGTACTCATCATCTTCAGTACCTGCGATCTCAGCTCCACCTTCTTCAATGGGTTGTTGAGAATTAGGATCGGTTATAAATTCAATGTACTTGTCGATAAAAATTTCCTTTAACTTACCCACAAACACTACATTACTCATAGGTATTTTTGTTGTGTTGTCGCTTGAAAACGGTGTCCAAGATTGCATAATGTATTTTTCAATGATGACACCATTGTGAGGAATCTTAAATGAAAAGATTTGAATGGGATCTATTATAGGAAGAAACTTTAATTTTTCAATTGTTGATACATCATGAAGGGTTGTGCAAATCAAGTTATCTCCGTTAGATAGCTTAATAAAAATAAACTTTGCTTCTTCAGTCATTTAAAGGTACCTTTACTAAAGTGTAACTAAACGACTCCTCATTATAAATTTTTATTCTTTCAACCATATGTTGTAATGTAAAATTTTTCTTACTTTTCCAACTTAGATCATCACCAATATCATACAAATTACATTTATCTTTGGTTTCAGAAATACGCAAACCCCTACCTATCGATTGCAAGTTGCGAACCCTTGACTTAGAAGGCGAAGCAAAAATAATATTATGAAGGTTACGAATATTTACACCTGTTGAGAATGTCCCATACGATGCTACAATTATGGCATCATTCTCCTTCTCTGTCAATGCCCTTATATTTTCACGTTGCTGAGTATCAGTGCCCCCATATACAAAGAACACCTTTCTATCCTCGCACTTCGCCCAAATCATATCATGAAGCATCTTGCCATGCTTTTCTACATATTGAAACAATACAAGAGTATTACCTTTGCAATTGACAGCCAAGTTACGAATGAATTTATTTCTTGCATTGTTTGAAACAAGAAAATCCATCTCCTGTTGATAATCAAAACCTTTAGCTGCCTTTTTTAATTCATCTGAGTAATTTAGCACAAGGCAAAATATTTTTAAGTCAGCTAATTTTTTGTTTTCGATCAACTTTCGCGTCGTTGTCACTTTATATATAGGACCAAACAAACCCTCGAGGACTAATTTATGTGTTTGTGTTCCATCAAGTGAACCTGTTGCACCGATACGATAAGGCGTTTTCGTGCAACGAGACATGATAGCAGTCAATGACTTGGCTTTAAACAGATGTGCCTCATCACCATATATGCAATCAAAGTCTTCGAAAAAATCTTTGGGTAGTTTTTGTAATGATTGCCATGTTGAAATAATTACAGGAAAGTCATTTGTCTTTTCCTTTCCTGAATAAATTCGATGACAATTCTTTTCTACATTCCAATTATTGACACTTGAATAATCAATGAAGTCGGTGTACAATTGTTCTACAAGTGATGTTGTGGGGACAACAATCAACTGTTTTCGTCCTTTGTTATGGTGCCATCTAATAAGCGAATAGATGATTAAAGACTTACCCGAACCTGTTGGCGATATAAGCATCTTTCTACCACAGGACAACGCTTGATAAATTGCATCGATTTGATACTCACGCACATCAATGGGTTTGCCTTGTGATGAAAGTTGTAGGTCATTACAAAATGTTTCTACATCAGTAGAAGTGCATTGGTCACCCACACGTTCATACTTAGAAAAATCAATAGTATAGCCGCTATTGACAGCAAAGTCATTAATATGATCCACCAATCCACAATATACCTCACCAGTCATGTATGAAAAAAGACGAATCTTTCCATCCCACATTCTGTTTCGATACAAAGGTGTAAATTTGGCGCCAGGAACATCGAATGTGAAATGTTCACTTAGCTCTTGTCTTAAGCTGGGTTCACAATCAACGATTACATGAACCTCATCTTTCTTTTTAATTCGAATATCAGATTGATCCATTTGACCACTTTAGCCACTCGATAGCATTTTTTATATCCCACGTTCTTGAATTCAATGAGCGAATGATTTGTTCTAATTGATATAGAACAGTTTTGAAGTATTCAATTTTATCTTGCAATGCAATCAAATCAGAATCAAATGAAAGGAACTCATCCATTTCGTTTTTAAGTGGTTTCGTTCCTTGCCATTGTTCCCATTCTTCATTTAAAAGTTCTTGCTGAGTCATCTCACCTCGATAATAACGAAACTTCTTTCTACGCATGTTTGCGTAGTCAGACTCTGCCTTTCGCAAATTTAGTTTTGTTGAGGTAAGCAGATTCAAATACTTTGCATGAAGAATCGGTATCTTCGTTGCTTCACCACCCAAGTTCATTTCATCAATGGGAGAGTCTTTCTCCCATTGTGTTTGCAGATCACTTAATTTCATCGAGACTTTTCAAAGATAATCGTCGGATTTCCTGGGAAAGCATATGTACCATAGTGATTCAAGCTGATGTTTGGATCAAGCCAAACTTGCCCGCCCAATTCTTGCCAACGGCGACAAAATGTATAATCTTCTGAAAGATAACGTTTTGAGCTTTTTTCAATAATAGTATCAAATAATGCATATGTAAATTGATCAAGATCTTTATCAACATTAATATCATTATTATATTGTAGCTCAGGATATGCCTTGGTCATTTTATCAAAAACAGCGCGTTTGATGAGCATGAATCCTGTACCAGCATCTTTCAATGATACCAATCCATCTTGAACTTCAATAGAACGCTCTTCAAGATTTTTGAAGTTAAAGTTAATTGCATATTCACTACCTGACGCACTTACATCAGAGGTAACTGAATCTTTATTATCTAGAACATGACGGCGTACAAGGTCCCAATTAATACCTTTCTTAGGATATGCACCAACTGTCACATCTTTATCCGCTGCGATTAGACGAACAACATCCTCAACCTTGAATTCAATATCTGCATCGATGAACAACAGGTGTGTACAATCAGAGCGCAAGAAAAAGGCAGCAAGTGTGTTACGTGCTCGAGGAACTAAGGATTCATTCGCAATAGTTCCGAATTGCAAAGGAATATTGTGCTTGTCAAAGAAAAACACAAGTCGCAAAATACTTTTAAAATATGGTTCAGTCAATGCACCCCCATAACAAGGAGTTGCAATAAACAATTTTGTTTTTTGAAGATCAGAAACAGCAATACTTTTTTTCGTCACTTCAGGTTGTGCTTCGATTAATTCAGACATAATTTACTCCAAGTTTTATAATGATTTTATTTCAAATGATCTATATTTGAAAGTTGCTCCGCAGACAAGATACTGAATGTTATCAATTGTTGTATCAAATGACAATGGTTGTAACTCTAAAGGAAAAAGTTCAGTAAACTTTATTTCTAATTTTGGTGTATTTGATGAATTTAAAATAAACAATGATGCATCAGAATATTTTAAAGACTCAGAATATTTATTATCCTTTGTCGCACCGGGAAAACGATTTAATCTTTTATTAACAAAATCTGTCCAAATACTATCATCATATGCACTAATAGCTATAATCCAATTATATAGCTCTGAATAATTTTGCATTCCCTCTGATACAATAAATTTCAAACTAAAGTCGCCGAATTCAGGTTTTTGATCTGCAAGTTTTAAATTTATAGATGGTGTGGGAATATTAACATATCCAATTGCAACAGAAGGCAACGACACTTCTTGACAAGTATATGAAACATTAGGTAAATCTTTTACAACAAATCTAAACCCATTGGGTTTCAAATAGTCATAAGTTGCAGGTTGACTATTTGAATAACTATTGGCGATTTCTGCAGATCCCTCAATATACAAGATTTTCTCCTATGATGCAATATTTATG